GGTATGCATAGGATGACGTCTTGCGAAGCCGCTGAATACGATGCTCTGTTATTGTATGAGTCTGATACGTACAAGTACTTCAAGACCTACCTATTGGAGTCTAAGCAATCTGAGCTTTTTGCGCAGTTTGTTTTATGTGTCAGAAAAGCGTTTGTAAATAATTATCATGTGGATTCTATGGATCTTAATCGTTTAGGCTTTAAGCCCGACCGAAAATTGAAGAATCGTCCGTACGCTAAGGTTAACTATTGGATTCAATTGGCGTTGACCGGCATGCATAATGCTTGTTACTCAGTCATTGACCAAGATTGCACTAATTATGCTTACGATCACCGATTGGCATTCCTCTCAGCGGTAGACCTCCTTAATAATAAGCGAACGTTATACTGTTTAGATGAAACTGCTGCGACAGACAGACTGTTCTTAGGAGCTTACCGAGACGTGCTTTCCGTTATTTTTTCACCTGATATTGCTAATGCTTGGTTTCGTTTAATAGCGTCACTTGAGTTCGCAGTTGAGGGTATAGGAAATGTGCGTTTCACTGTAGGTCAACCTTTGGGTACGAAGTCTTCGTGGCCGCTTTATAATATAGTATCAGCAGTCCTAGATCTTTATTCCAATCCTAGGTCCAAAACAGCTCCAGCCATACGCGTTGGGGATGACTCTGTGTTTTGGGGCCCGAATGCCTGGAAAATGAAAGAAATTCGTGAAAAGTGTTGCAATGTGTCTTTTGGACAGAACAAGGGTTGTATCTCGAAATACGGTGTAGAAGTAGTCAAATGCTTTTATGCTCACGGTTTTGAGGTTACGCCCATCCCCGCTAACTTGCTTTTTAAATCTACTCACCGTCCCTCATCCTGGATGATGCTCGTTGATAGAGTTGATGCTGACTTGAGTTTAGATGTCGATGCACTCCGTGCGTTGGCCTCATACCAGTCTTACCGTCGTGGTAGGCCTTGTGTTAAACTTGAGCTCCAGCGTCTCCTCTTTATTGAGGCGAAAACTAGTTCGTTTGTTTCTACTTGGCTTCTCGAAGCTAGGAAGCTTGCCACTTTACGGTATTTGTCTACTTGTATGGATGGCCTCACAGCGGTGATGCTCCTGCAACCTGATGGATATCAAACAATTTCTTTCCGAGTACGGAATGCGGGTCTGGCAAAGGTCAAAGAGGCTATGATAAACGTCGCACTCGAAGTTCAAACATGTCCCGAAGAACCGGATTATCGTATGTTAGCTAGGCTAAATACTTTTTCTCCAGTTTGGGAGGACGAGGTCACTGTACAAGAAAAAATTTATTCAAATTTGTTCCAATACTTCTTTTACTCCGAAGATCGGTTACGTGCTAAGCAAGATCAGTATTTAACTCATCTTCAAAGCGTTGAACTGTACATATAGTTTTCTATACAAACAGGCCTCCCCTCTGCCCTGCATGGA